AACAAATTAAAGAAAGTAGCAAGCGAACTTGGTGTTGATGCAGAAAATGTTATTGAAGCAATTGAAACAATCAAAACTAAAAAGAACACAGCAGGTGATGATGTAAAAGACAAAGAAATTACACAACTAAAAAATGAAATTGAACAATTAACAAAAACTTTAGATGAAACAAAAATACTTCTACAATTTGGATGCCGTGGTATTTGATACGGTAAATCAAATCGTGTTTGGTATTGTGTTCCTTTTTCATAGTATTTATTGTGTAGGCTCATACAAATTGCACTTGTACTATTATCTAGCACTGCAATACTCATCCATCCTTTTATTTCTGTTTGTAATTTTTTTTCATTTTGTGCATATCCAACCTCTCTTGCACTTTTTGCTTGTGTTCGATAAAAAGTTTCAATTGATTTTTGATATTTGTTTAACTCATCATTTATCAATTGTGTTATTCGTTCATTTTCTTTTATTGCATCTTGTGCTTGCACCATAAACCGTGTTGCTTGTTTTATAGTTGTGTTTTTTCTTTGTGCAATTAATTCATTGAATGTAAAACCTGCAAGAAGTGTTGTTGCAAAATTTATATTGTCTTTTTCACCTGTTATGTTTTCAACTTGACCATCAACAAATGTTTTTAATTCATCTTTTAAGTCTTTGTTAACATCTGCTGTGTCAATAATTCTTTTTGTTTCTCTTTGTGTATCATTTTTTCTTATTGATGCGATAATTGCCAACAATAAAGCTTCAAAGCTTTCATAACTTGTGTCATTAATTTTTTGATTTTCCGCAAGTAGTTCAAAGTTTATTATATTGTCAATCTCTGTTATATCTAGCATACTATCCTACCAAATCACTTTCAATTTTTTTATTTTCTTCTATTATATTAAAATCTTTTGGTAATTTTCCAGTTTTTAAAACTTCATAGAATGTATCTCTACTCATTTGACCTGCTGATAATGCCTTAAATGCTATTTCAATATTTATATAAGTTGCATCAAAATCTTTTTGCATTTCAAAATTTGCATCATTTGGAACTTGTTTGTTTTCTAGTTCCAACATAAACTTTAATAATCTTTCAAATTTGTTTTCACACTCGTTTGCAATATCACTTAAAAAAGATGTGTTTTTAGCTTGCTTTTGTTCTGCATCAATTATTGTTTGACTATTGTCATTTAGCAATAGATTAAATGTTAATTTGTCAATTTGGTTTTCTGTGTCTTTTATTGTTTGAATTAACTTATCAACTGATAAACCTTGTATTTCCAAATATTCTGCACCCTCTTTTTGTTTGTCTTTAAATAATAAAGCACTGTTTCCATCAAATATTACTTTTTCATCATCAAATGTTCCCCAAAATAAAGGTATTGGATTACCAACTTTTCCCATAACATTTGCAAGATTACTTTGCATATTCAAATGCACTCTATTCATTATCGCAATATCAAGTAATTTTGGCACAACTTCAAAATCTGTTAAAACTTTTCCCGTAACAACTGCAACAATTGGAATTTCTTTAAGTGAGTTTGACCACTCATCTTGTTTTTTTAATTCTGCATTTGTGTTTGTTACATCACTGTACCATATTTCACCACCACCAATTTTAAACACAACAAATCTTTCTTGCTCTTGTACACCAAATCTTCCATTTTGTACTTCAATTGTATCTCTAAACACAATTTGAGTTAAAATATTGTTTTCTATTGTGTAACTGAATAAATCTTTATACTCATATCTTTTTAAAAATGACCTATTTAAAACCTTGTTTGTTTCTGCACTCACAAAACAAATACCGCTTGTAATTGATTTTTTAATTGTTGTTTTTATAAAACTTCCAATATCATTAAATTTTAAATCTATGTTATTTAATTCTAAATTTTCAAAACCTATGTATGTTGGTGCTTTTTTTGTCACAAGTCCTGCAAGTCCATCAACAACTGGTGCAAACATATTAACAAATGTAGTTGATGCAATTCTTGTGTTGTAACCTGCATCTTTTTCACCAGTCCATTTTGGCAAATATGTGCTATTTAAAACTTTTATTGCTCCTATGTAAAAATCATCGCATATTTTTATTTTAGTTGTAATATCATCAAGTTTTGTAAATTTGATATTTGGCATATCAATCTGTGTAACTTTTGCATCTGTACTCATCAAATACCTCTTTTTGTTTTTTGTGTATTAACACTTTTTTAAATTATATCATTTTTTACTATTAATATATTTATGTGTTATCTCATCATAGATGGTTTTTTAATAATTGAAACTATGTTTGGCTCTTTATTGTCAATAAACACTGCGTATCTTATCGCATCCATAATATCATCATTTTCTTTTAATGGCTCATCTAATGGCTCATCATTTCTGTCTAACTTCCAACAATACAAATCTAATTCTTTAATTATATTTACACTTCTTTGTGTAACAAAAATATTTAATGATTTAATTTTATCAATTCCTGCTGTAACATCTTTTAGTGCAGGTAATACATTAAACCCTGCTTTTTCAAAATCTGCTATTCTTGCAGGCTCTGCACTATCAAGATAACCTTTTAAATTTAATAGATGTGGTGCTTTTGCTTTTAATCTTCTAATCAAATCAGTGTTTGTCAACATACTTTCATATAATATCTCATCAAGATATAGATTTTCACCATCAATTTTGATTTCTGCACACGCTGTTGGATGGTTAAACCCAAAGTCAATTCCATATCTGTGTATTGGTGTATCTTTTGGCATTTCATTAATAATTGTGTAGTTGGTGTAAATAATACCTTTAAGCACTCCCCATTTACCTAATGCGTAAACTTGATAATGTGTTAATTACAATCAAGCCACCAAAAGAATTTGAGTAATTATGTGTAATACACAATACACAAAAAACTGTGTAAAATACACAACACAAAAACTGTGTAAAAAACTACACAGAAATAGCACAACACAAAAAAACTGTGTAAGGTAAAAAATGAGCATAAGACAAAAGCAAGTAACGATTGATTTTACAAATTTGCCAAAAGCAACAAATGATGTGTATATTCCATATTATATGAACTTTTCAAGATACCTTGTGTTATATGGTGGTGCAGGTAGTGGTAAATCTGTATTTGTTGGTCAAAAAATTGTGTATAGAATGTTATCAGAGCAAAAGCACAAATTTTTGGTTGTGAGAAAAGTTGAAGCAACAATCAGAGAGAGTGCAAGAGCAGAAATAATTGGTGCAATTCAATCAATGGGCGTGGAAAGTCTTTTTTCTTATTCAACAGCGCCAACAGGTGAAATGACAATCAGTTGCATAAATGGAAATAAAATCATTTTTAGAGGTTTAGACAATAAAGAGAAACTAAAATCAATAAAAGATATTACAGGCTTATGGTTGGAAGAGGCAAGTGATTTCACATTAGATGATTTTACACAACTTGATTTAAGGCTCAGAGGTAAACACATAAAAAATTACAAACAAGTAATTTTAAGCTTTAATCCTTCTTTTAATCCCTGGATACTTGCATTTAATTCTTTAAGTAATTCGCAATCCATTTTTTCCAAAGACTTATAATTATCAATTAGTTTTGCCATATCATTGTTATATAATTCAACTAATCTTTCAATTAAGTTTTGGCCTTTAATAATTTGACTTTGGATGTTTTCTGATTTGCTTTTAAGATGATCATAGCTGTCTTCTTTATTAATATCAATTTTAAAATTTTTATCAAACCATAAATCAAATGGATCAACTTTACAAGTTTCCCGGTTATAATAGGAATCTGAAATCTTGATTGATAAAATATCGACTTTGGCGCGTGCTTTGCGATATTGTGAATCAAGAAAATCAAAAGAACCTATTTTATGTGCATTGGCTTTGCGTGATTTTAAAGCCTTTTGGATTCTCTCGTTATCTTTCCATCTATCAGGGATTACAAGATAAATTATATCACAAAAAGATTCTTCAATTATCTTAACAACCCATTCTTCATACTTAGAATAAGGGGGGTTACAAAAGATAACATCTATCTTTTTATCGATTAATGTTTGGTGGTCAAAATCAGTGCCAATTATAAATACATTCGGTTCCATTTGTGATGTTAAAATAGATGACTTTTCAATTGCATATTTTTTTACAGGCTCACAATCATGATCTTTTAAAAGCTTAAAAATATTACCATTACCTGCGCCAATATCAAGCAGGCTAAATCCTTTTTCATCCTTGTGTTTTAAATCTTTTGCTATTATTTGCACAATAGCAGAGTCCGTAGGATACCATTCAAAGTCCTGGTCATTTTCTTTTAGCTTATTTATTATTTGTGTTGTTTTCATATTTATTCCTTATACCATTTATATCTCATACAAACATTAGAAATTAATGATATTAATTGATATTGTCTATATTGAAATATTAAATAAATTTATAAAAGTAAAAATTGATGAAATATTTGATAATTATTTTACTGTAAAAAATGATGAGATGGAT